AATCTGCTCAACTAACAGAGATTCTATAAAGTTGCTTAGCGTTCTACCTTCCTTTGCTGCTAGTTCTGTGGCAGCTTCTTTAATTCTCGGGGTAGTTTTTAAGTGTATGTGTGCTGTTCGTTTATCCATGTTTTACTTACCTCTTCCCTTAGCTTGTCTAAAGTATACCACCACATTAACACCTTGTCAACACCTTTTCAAAACTTTTTTAAAAATTTTGAAGCAGGCGAAAAAACGCATATCAATAGGCATAATTAAAGCTGGAGGAAATCATGGATTGGAACAAGCTCGAAGTAGAATACATAACAACAAATACATCATACGCAAAACTAGCTACTAAATATCACACATCGGCGCGTACTATTTCGGAATACGCACGCCGTCACGAGTGGAAAGAAAAGCGCAGGAAATATGTATCAGATACTGTCGGAAAAGCTGTAGAGCGCGTATCTAAATTAGAATCTATAGACTTGTCTAAAGAAATAGACATAGTACATAACTTGTCTAATATAATGAGCGACGCTCTTTTAGATCCAAAGCAGTTCAATAGATATCTGGTTGAAGAAACTGAATACAATTCAGATGGTTTTCCGGTATCAAAGAAAACCGTTGAGAAAAAATTTAAGCGAACAGATTTTAAACAGGTAAAAGATGCAGCTAATGCGCTGCAGGCGATCGAGAAAATGAGACGGTCAATGGAGACTATTCTTACATTCCAAGAAAAGGAAGATCTTAAGCTTGCGAAGAAAAGAATTAGACTTGAAGAGCGCAAGGTTAAATTGCTTGAAGCCGAGGCAGAAAACAAAAATATCAGCGTTGAAGAGGCTGAAAGCATCGTACTTGTTAACTTAAGTGATGAAGAGGTTGCGGAGGTAGAAGAATGAAAATAGCATGGGAACCGCAGCCACGCCAAAAAGTATTTATGAGCCGCCCAGAATACGAAGTATTATATGGTGGTGCAGCTGGAGGCGGAAAGAGCGACGCTATATTATGCGAAGCACTACGGCAAGTGCATATACCAAGTTATAAAGGACTAATCTTAAGGCGTACATTTCCGCAGCTCTCCGAGCTCATGGATAGATCCATAAATCTATATTCAAAAGCATTTCCGAGCGCAAAATTCAACGAATCAAAATACGTCTGGAAGTTCGGAAGCGGAGCAAAAATATACTTCGGAAATTTACAGAGGGAAACGGATAAATATAACTATCAAGGTAAGGCATACGACTTTATCGCATTTGACGAGCTAACGCATTTTACGCGTACGCAGTACATGTATTTAATGTCACGTAATAGACCGACCGCACCGGGAACGAGGGTATACATAAGAGCCAGTGCAAACCCTGGCGGAGTTGGTCACGGCTGGGTGAAAAAGAGATTTATAACACCTGCGCCGCCCATGACGCGTATTAAGGGCGTATACAAAATCGTTACCCCAACAGGTGAGCTTATAGAGCGCGTGCGTAGCCGTATGTTTGTACCATCAACAGTCTTTGATAACAAAAAGCTATTAGAAAACGACCCGTACTATATCGCAAATCTAGCTATGCTCCCGGAAGCAGACAAGAAAGCGCTGCTATACGGAGACTGGAATTCATTCAGCGGACAAGTGTTCACAGAATGGAATGACGAGATAGAACACTATTTAGACCGTAAGTGGACGCATGTCATAAGTCCGTTCAAGATTCCGGAAACATGGAGAATATTTAGAGGTTTTGACTGGGGATACTCAAAGCCATTTAGTGTAGGTTGGTACGCAGTAGATAACGACAATAGACTATATAGAATCAACGAACTATACGGCTGCACAGACCAGCCAAATACTGGCGTTAAATGGACTACTGAGAAGATTGCGAAGGCAATAAAAGAAATTGAGGATTCAGACCCAAATTTAAAGGGCAGAACAATATCAGCCGTTGCAGACCCTGCAATATTCCAGGAAAACGGCGGTAAATCAATAGCCGATTCCTTTATGGAAGCTGGCGTGTACTGGGAAAAGGGAGATCATACACGAATACCCGGTAAAATGCAGTGCCATTATAGACTAGCTTTTGACGAAAACGGAATTCCAATGTTCTATTGTTTCTCAAACTGCAAGGACTTCATCAGAACGGTACCGGAGCTAATTTACAGTGAAACCAAGGTAGAGGATATCAATACCGAAATGGAAGATCATATATACGACGAGTGGAGATATGTATGCATGGAGTCGCCTATTAACGAGCGGCGAGACGCCAGAGTAAAGCTATATGAGGGAACAGACGGAGCACACGACCCATTAAATATGATTCCTGCACAGCTAGGACGATACGACTTTTTCAAATACATGTAAGGAGCGAATATGAAAGACAAAAAGAAGAAACTGAAAGAACAGAACGCTAAAGAAGTTGAAAAGGCTAAGCCGTTAAGAGACCAGGGACAGCCAGAAGATGACGAGCCCGAAGAAGATCCCGCGCAAGCCGAGGGAGATAAACAGCTGATGAAGAGGCTAGGAATAGACCCAAAGAAAGCAGCCGAAGAACCTATCGAGGATGAAGAGGAAGAGCCAGACTATATAGAGCAGGAACCAGAGCCAACATCACTAGATGCGAAGGAAGAGCCGGAAACGGATTACGGAGCTTTTAACGAAGACGAAGGCAAAGAGTGGGACCCGAACTATGGCCGAAAAGGAATCATTGATGAAGAGGTTATAGGAGAGGCAAAGAACACATACGAAAAGTACAAGCAGAATCTTGAGAAGTTCAAAAAGCGTATTGTTGAAAATGAAAAGTGGTGGCAGTTCAAGCAGTGGGAAGTTATAGGGGATGCACAAGGAAAAGAAAACGATCCGAAGCCTGAAAGCGCATGGATGTTCAATTCATTAGCCAACAAACACGCTGACGCTATGGATAATTATCCTATGCCTAACCTGCTTCCACGTGAAGAGAGCGACAAAGGTTCTGCGTTGTCACTATCAAAGATTGTCCCATGCATACTAGATAACTGCGACTTCCAGCAGATATATAGTGATGCATGGTGGTACAAGCTAAAGCAAGGATTCTGCGTATATGCTACATACTGGGATAACACAAGAGATAACGGCGCTGGGGATATCGCTGTAAAGCAAATAGATGTTTTAAATCTATTATGGGAGCCAGGAATTAAATATATCCAGGATTCGCCAAACATCTTTCTAATAGACGCTGTGGATAACGATATCCTCGTAGGAATGTATCCAGACCTAGAAGGCGTGCTATCAAATTCTGCAGGTGCTGAAATCGTGAAGTACGATACAGAGCGTGACGATTCAGCATCTAACAGAACAGTTGTTTATGACTGGTACTATAAGCAGACTGTTAACGGTAGAACGATAGTTCACTACTGCAAATTTATAGACGGTCACGTACTCTTTGCATCTGAAAACTGCGAAGAGTATCTAGAGAGTGGATATTACATTTCAGGCGAATATCCGTTCGTTGTGGATAATCTGTTCCCGGTTGAATCTGAAATGCTAGGCTTCGGATATATCGATGTTATGAAATCTCCTCAGATGGTCATAAATAAGATGGACCAGATTGTCGCAAAAAATGCGGCGCTTGTCGGTAAACCAAGATGGGCTATTAACAAGAATTCAGGAGTAAACCCAGAGCAAGTAGCTGATTATTCACAAGACTTCTTTGAGGTAAACGGCAGAATTGAAGAAGGAAATATCAAACAGTTTCAAACAACGCCGCTCCCACCGCTTGTCATGAATTACCTCGAGATGAAAAAAGAAGAGCTAAAAGAAACCTCAGGCAATCGCGACTTCTCGCAGGGAAGTACGGCTGCAGGTGTAACGGCAGCAAGTGCCATTGCAGCATTGCAAGAGGCAGGCTCAAAACTATCTCGCGATATGATAGGCGGTTCATATAGAGCATACGTGAGATTAGTTAAGCAGATTATAGAATTAATCAGGCAGTTTTACGATGAACCTCGTTGTTTCAGAATTGACGGAGAGGGCGGATCGTATGAATTCATCAGCTTTGAAAATTCACTTCTCAAAGAAACAACAATCGATGACGTTACAGGACAGCCGGAAATCGTAAAGAAACCTATATTCGACGTTAAAATCTCCGCTGCCAAAAAGAACGCGTTTAATAGAGCGTCACAAAATGAGACAGTCAAAGAGCTATACGGCATGGGCGTATTTAATCCGAACAACTATGTACAGGCTGGAATGCTATTAGACGCTATGGACTTTGAAGGAGTGGAAGAACTCCGCAGGAAAGTAGGAGAAAACGGAAACCTTAATGAAAAACTAAATCAGCTAGCTGGTATTGCTATGCAGATGGCAGGCATGCTAGATCAGACTGTTGGAGCAGGAGAATTCACGTCGCAGGTACAGCAGGCTCTAGGGATGGAAGTAGCACCGCAGTTAAACGCAGCCGCATATGAGGCAAGGCGCGGTATAGATAGACCGGTAAACACAAGGGCAGCGAATATCAGAGATAGAGCAAGTAACCAAGCAAGCGTAGGAGAAGGTCATGACATCAGCAAAACTGACGAGTAAGAGAGATGAACAAGGCAAAATCACGTATACGTTAGATATCAAAGAGCACGCAGGCGAGAGCCATGTGTGCTTTGCGATTAGCACGCTAGTACATACAGTGTCGGATATGGTCGAAAGATTAGAAAGCTCAATCAATATCAATCCTGGTGATGTAGTGATAAGTTTTACATCGCATCCGGACAACGTAAATGAAATGATATACGCAAGAATCATATACACGGTTGCATGCAAAATGTTAACGATTCTTGAAGAGGGATATCCTCAAAACATCAAAGTGATTATGCCGTAGTCGAATAATAAATAATTTTTTTATATCATAAATCCGTAAAGATAAATGCTCGCGGGTAAGCCGCAGGAGGAACAATGACATATAGAGATTTTTACCTCTTCGATGGAGAGGGCGGCGAAGGAACAAGCGGTAATACTGGTGTCGCTACCAGTGCTGAAGAGGGCACAGCCCTTGAAGAAAAGAAAGATGATGATTTGTTTGACGATAACAGCTATGACGATAGCGAAGAAACAGACGATGAACCATCAGAGGGTGAAAACGCCGATGAACCCAAAGACCTATCTGCAGAGTTCGAAGAACTAATCAAAGGAAAGTATAAAGACTTATACGATGCGCGCGTTAAGGACACGCTTTCAAAGAGATTCAAGAGCGCAGAAGCAGATAGAAGTCGACTTGGTGAATATGAAGATGCGCTATTTGTGCTGTATGACAAGTACGATATTGAGCCTGGTAATCTTAACGGACTCAAAGAAGCAATCGCGAAAGATGGTGAATTGCTAGAAGAAAGAGCAGAAAGAGAAGGGCTATCGGTTGAACAGTACAAGTACCAGAAGAAACTCGAGGCGGAAAACAGAAGGCTTGAAGCAGAACAGAGGAAAAGAGCTGCTAAAGAACAAGCAGATGCACTGTACGAGCAGTGGGAATCAGAATCCGCCGAACTAAGAAATGTGTACCCACACTTTAACCTTAAGAAAGAGGCTAGTGAGAACCCTGAATTCATGAGCTATCTTGAATCTGGAATGAGTGTAAGGAAAGCGTTTGAAGCAGCACATATACAGGAGCTAATCTCTGGAGCTATTCAGATGGCAACCAAGGAAACTAGGAAGAACACTATTGACACAGTAAGAGCAAGGGGACTAAGACCACGTGAAAACGGTATGCAGTCCAAAGCTCCGCTAAAGGTCAAGAAGAACATTTCAAATCTCAGTAACGAAGATATGGATAGAATCAATAAGCGTGTAGCTAGAGGTGAAACCGTTACCTTCTAACTGAGTACTGAGTAAGGGGGAAACAATGAACGTTAGAAACTATTTCCTTTTCGGAAATCCAAACACAAATATCACTACAGATAGCAATCTGACGCCGGATATGAAGGAGTACTACGATAAGAATCTTATCAGACTCACAGGTCCGCAGCTAATTCACGACCAGTTTGCACAGAAGAGACCAATTCCAAAGAATGGCGGTAAGGTTATTAAATTCAGACAGTACAAGCCGTTCCCAAAGGCACTAACACCACTTACAGAGGGTGTAACACCGGACGGAAGAAAGCTCCAGATGACAGAGGTATCTGCAACAATCAAGCAGTACGGCGATTACGTAACTCTATCAGATATGCTGCTTCTCACAGCGCTAGATAACAACCTGCTAGAGTCACAGCAGCTGCTATCTGATCAGGCAGGAAGAACACTTGATACAGTTACAAGAGAGGTTATGCACTCAGGCACCAACGTACTTTACGCAGGCGGCAAGTCGGCAAGAGCGGCACTAACCAAGGATGACAAACTAACAGTAGATACAGTCAAGAGAGCTGCTAGAATTCTTAAGAATGCTAACGCTCCAAAGATTGACAAGTACTACGTTGCTATCATCAATCCTGATACCTCGTACGACCTACAGTCTGATCCGGCATGGATCGATGCATCAAAGTATGCAGGTTCAACTCAGATCTTCGAGGGAGAGGTTGGAAAGATTGCAGGAGTAAGATTTATCGAGTCTACAGAGGCTAAAATCTTCAATGAGAAGAGCACATCCGGAGCTAGAATCTACGGAACACTGTTCCTAGGAGCTAACGCATACGGAACTACCGAGATTGAAGGTGGCGGACTCGAGATGATTGTTAAGCAGAAAGGTTCAGCAGGAACAGCAGACCCACTCAATCAGAGAGCAACTGCAGGCTGGAAGGCTGCAAAGACCGCAGAGCTTCTAGTAAGCCCTTACATCGTAAGATGTGAGCACTGCGTAACACTGGAATCTGATCCAAACTAATTCATAAAGCTAGCCTGTAATTCTGCAGGCTAGCAATATTGATATAAGGAGAAAGAATTATGGCAAAGAAATACGAAGAGCTAGAAGCTGTTGAAACTATGGCAGATGAAGAGGCTACTGAGGCAGTAGAAAATACTGCAGATGAAGAGGTTACTAAAAATACTGCTCCGGTAAGCGATGATTACCTAGAAGAGCTTGTTGAAATAATGCTATTCAAGGATTCGGACAAATACTCCGATGATCTAGTGGTCACGCTTAACGGCAAGAACTACCAGATTAAGAGAGGCGTCAAGGTTATGGTGCCGAGAAAAGTGCAGCTAGTAATTGAGGATTCAATGAAGCAGGCAGGGCTTGCCGCTGACTACGAAGAAGAGGCGCAGCAGCAGTACAAGGAACTTGAGAATAGGCTATAAGGCAGCTATAACGCTGTGTAAAGCGAGGGCTGAGGCTCTCGCTTAATTTATTAAGGAGACAATATGAAAAGAATCAGCGTAACGGTAGATATAAACAAAGTAAAGTCCATCATTGTTAATGGACTAGTACAGTTCGATGATGATGCAGCGATAGACATCAAGCTACTTAATGGTAGTAGCTCGTTCGACTTTTCGGAGTATACCGCTGTAACAATCGAAATTATCCGTCCGGATGGAAAAGCTTTTGTTGATTGCATAGGAGACCACTTAACGGTTGAAGATGCAGCGCAAGGATTTCTAACATATAAGCCGGTTCCAGAAGTCACAAAACTTGTAGGTTTGTACTTCGTGGATATTTCCATATACACAAACGGCAAGAAGATGACTACATCAAGATTTACATATAACGTATCAGATGGAAACATAGACAATACCGAGATCGAGAAAGAAGAATATTACCCGGTACTTCTCGCACTTGTAAAAGAGGTATCAACATACAAGGCGGCAGAAGAGGCTAGGGAGCGAGCAGAGAAGTTAAGAGCAAGTGAGACTGCAGGTATTATCGCGCAGGCGAATAAAATTCTAGAGAATATCCAGGAGAAACAAGGATACTTAGATGACTTATATAGCGCATTTGTGCAGATAGCTAACGAGATAACCGGTAGTAACTTTGATGTTACATCGCTTATAACAGCGTCTAGTCTTGAAACCAGATTAAAGGGCATCTATCCAATCAAGGACGGTAAAGATGGGATTGAAGAAGGACAGCTAGGATTTGATAAGTCAAAAGGCTTGCTATACATAGGCGGTGCAGAAGTTAAGGTGTTAAATAAGCCTGAGGTTGCTATATCAGGAACTGAACCAGAAGATAAGAGCCTGCTCTGGCTAGACAGCGCGAGCGGTAAGGTTAAATACTACGCTGGCAGTACATGGAGTGAGGCTAAATGCTTTGCAGTATATAAGTAGGTGATGATATGGCAACAACTCTATTTAATCAGTGGGTGATACATAGTGGACCTAGAATTAGACTTACCGCCACAACGGATTACTATCGCGACGGCGCGTATATGTATTACCGAATTAATACGTATATCCACAACCTAGACTATAGCCAGTCGTGGTATGGGTGGTACCTAGATATGGCGGTGTACATAGACGGACAATATATGGGCACTACAAGGTTAAAACAGAACAAACCTATCAGATGGTCGGGTATTAGCAATTCGACGCCGTATTACGGAGTTAAACGTGTTTCTGGCAATGCCCATATCAAGATTGTACTAACATCAAACAAACCTAGATACGGACAGAGAGTGTGGGAAAGTGGCGGAGCTTTGCCGGCACCGCCACTAAGCACAGCCGGACTATTAACACTAAAAGATATAACTGAATCCGGAATGATAGTTAATATAAGCGGACTACCTACAGGATATGAAAAAGAGCTCCGCTTTTGGCACAGGGCAAAAGGTGAGTCGTGGAACCATATTGGAAATAAAACTATATCTAACAGCAGTAGAGATTGTAGCATGGCGTTTAACGACCTCATGTCAAATACTGACTACGAGATATCAGTAGAAGAATTCGTGGATGGCTACAAGATAACTTCGTTTGATTCAGTAATTACGTTACCTAGTGCAAAAGGAGAACTGACCACAACTACTACAGAAAGCGAATTGATAGCGGTTGAAGAGGTTAATTCAAACATTTCATATGCTAGAACGCTAGAGTGGTATATAAGGCCAGCAGGTGCAGGAAATTTTCAGTACATGGGAGAAGATGAACTATCTGTAGGTGTAAGCACCAAGGCGAGGAAGTTCGAAAAGCTCACAACAGGCTGTAGATATGATGTTAGAACGCTCATTAAACGCAAGGACACCGTTTTAAAAGAAACTATTATATCTGATTCCCTTAAACCAAGTAGCGCAGTTATAAAAGCTGAATCAGATACATATAGTAGCATCCAGGTGAACATATCTCACATGGTGAATACCGGGTGGGAACGCACTATAAAAGCGAAGTATAAAGCTGCGTTTGAATCAGAATATAGAGAAGAAAGCGTGACAACAGGAAGTGAAAGTGCGCTTATAAACCTAAAGAATCTTAAAGCTTTTACAGATTATGAAGTCGTGGTTGAAATCTATAGAGATTCCCAGATTATAAAGTCCTGGACTGAAAGAGTTAAGACAAGGGAAATGGGGTTTGTTGCAATTCCTGTTATCAAAAGCATTGAATCTGTTATCAGAACTAAAGATGCTGTTATCAATTGGTTTGTAAACGATGACAGAGACGAAATGAGCTATGACATTGAATACAAGATTGGTGAAAGAGAGTGGACGAGGCTTATAACAACTAAATATAAGCCAAAGCTCACAATAACTCTGCCTAGCGGTAATACTGAATATCTAATCAGGATAAAAGGATATGCCACAGATTCAACAAAGATATCTTATTCTCTAGTGGTGCCAGTGTATACATATTACCGCTTCGAATATGACAGTATTGTTAATGCGCAAAATGAAATCGCTTTAACAAGTACTGAGGTAAATAGGCTTATACGCTTTATCAATAAAAAAGTTGGTAGCAGCTTAACGTTTGTTGGAGAGGGCGAATCTATCACTTTAGAAAAGCATAATGAACTAAGAAGGGCACTAACTTTAAGCACGATTTCTAGCGGAGATATTAAAGCCGTAGATTGGATATCGCTCAAAAACAAGGTAAATGAGGGTTAAATATGAATACAGCAGAAGTAATTAAGACGGTTAACGATCGTTGTCCGAATACGTGCACTGACGAAGAAAAGATAGCGTATGTTAACGAGATTGAAAACATAGTTCAAAGAGAATTGTTAAATCTCGAAGAAAAAGACATGAAGAGGCAGGTAACTAGCGACACGCAAACAGAAGAGCTGTTACTAGAAAAGCCATTCGATTTAATTTATGTGTACTATGTGGCAGCTATGACTTGCCAAGCAATGGAAGAGTGGGATTCGTTCAATGCTTGGCTGAGTTTGTATAATAGCCGAGCAGTAGATGCACGCAACTATTACATCACAAAAAGCAACAGATACAAGAACTTAAGAATTAAAAACTTCTTTTAGGAGGCAATATGCTACTCAAGGAAATACAGCCAAAGATAAATGGCAAGCAGTCGGTATTACAGTTCAAAGGATATAACGCAAATGCTGTAATAGATGACGGTGAGATGAGGGATATGTACAACTTGTCATCAGATAAGTACCCTGTACTCTCTCAAAGAGCACCAAGAAATATCATAGATATGCCAGTGCAACATCCAAGGGATATCATCGTAAAAAACAATGTGCCATATATCATAGATAGATACGAGGTAGACGGAGAGATAAGAACATTTATCAAATACTCTAAAGGTGGCACAGACTACCAAAAACGAATAAATAACATCATACCCAAAACTATGGTGGCACATAATAATAAAATCTGCATATGGCCAGACAAGGTGTATCTAGATATTACAGATAACACCGTAAAGCACATGGACGCATCAGTGCGCGCCACGGCAACAATTAAGCCAGGAAGCATATATCTAGTTGGTGCAGATTTATCTGAATTCTCTGTTGGTGATGCTGTTGAGATATCGGGGTGTAAAAAACAGCCTGGAAACAACACAGTGATTGTTATCAAAAGCATAGAAGGAAGCACGATAACCACTTATGAAAACTCGTTCAGGATGCCTAGTGATGATGTGACTAAGGAGTCGTATGTTGAAGAGGAAGTAAAACTTGCTAGAGAAATCCCAGACCTTGATTACGTCATGGAAAGCAACAATAGATTGTGGGGCTGTAGGAGCGAGGACAACACAATCTATGCTAGCAAGTTGGGTGATTCGCTTAATTGGAATTACTTCCAGTCGCTAGCAAACGATTCATACGCACTAGAGGTTGGCTCAGATGGTGAGTTTACAGGGTGTGCTGCATATCCTACGCACCTAATCTTCTTTAAGGAGCATCATATGCATAAAGTGTTCGGAAGTATGCCTAGTCAATATCAGCTATATAGCACTGAGTGTTTCGGGATAAGAAAAGGCTCTGATAAATCGGCAGTAATTGTGAATGGAGTATTGTACTATCACTCGTTAACGGGCGTAATGGCTTATGATGGCGGCACATATCCGGTAATGATATCCGAAGCGTTCGGAGATTATCAGTTCAAATCAGCTGTCGGCGGAAGTAACGGTAAGAAATATTATATTTCAATGCTAAATGAAAGCGAAAATAAGCACAACATCTTTACTTACGATATACTTCGCAGACTATGGCACAAGGAAGATGAAACCAAAGTAACAGCCTTTGCCAATGTGAATAACGAGCTTATATACATAGCAGACGGCAACATTTGGACTACTACCGGAAAACGCCCAGAAGATGATATTAAGTGGTTTGCTGTATTCGGACCATTTGATGAATTCGTAGAGAATATGAAGTCTTATAAGAAAATAAATATGAGACTAGATATGCAGCCGGGAGCACAACTAAGGATAAGTACTCAAAGTAGTAACGGTGAATGGGAGCCAATATACGAGTGCGAAACGGAGCGAGGGAAAACACTTAGCGTACCAATCATCCCTAACAGGCAAGCGAAGTTCTCTATAAAAATTGAGGGTATAGGAAGAACAGATATTGAATCGCTTACAAGATACTATAGAGGCAGGAGTGATAGACCATGATAACTGTACCAAATAGAACAGACATGTCGGATGAAAGTCTTGCGCTCAGGACGATAGATGAAAACTTGCGAAAGCTCGCAGATGAAGTACTCATGGAAATCATGAACGTATCAAAAGAGCCAAACAAGAAAAAAGAAATATCTGAAAACAATGTAAATAAAGAAGCACCCAGAGTTCATATTGCTTATGCAAGTAGTGGAGATGGCGCAGTGGGGTTCAGCACCACGGATAGCACCGGAAGAACATATATAGGAATCTACACAGATTTTAAAGATGTAGCTAGCACAGATCCTAAAGCGTATAAGTGGACGAAAGTCAAAGGCGATAATGGCGTAAGCGTAAGTTCATATACTAGGTGGTATTATTTAGCGGTAGAAACTCCAGAGAAACCAGCGCTTAAAGTTCCTCCTAGACCGTGGACTATAACAGAACCTAACTACATAGAAGGGAGCCCAAACAATCTATACTATGTAGACCAGAGTGTTTTCTCGGATGGAAGCTTTTACTACTCAGATGTTCAGGTGTCAAGCTCATATGCTGCCGCTAAAAATGCATTTATCAAGGCTTTAGAAAATCACAAAAAAACATTAAAGCAACTTGAAGACTTAAGCAGGCAGACAAAAAAAGAAATCGCAGATGCGACGGATAGCATATCCAGGAAAATTAAAACAGAGTATTACTCGTCGGCCGATATGGACGACAAGATTGCTAATATTGAATCGCAAATAACACAAACGGATAACGCTGTAAATGTTAAGTTTAGCGAAGCTCTTAAAAACATAAACGATCTAAAGTTTGATTCGGATAAAAAGTATAGTGAGATAGTAAGTACTATAAGGCTAGATAAGAACGGAATATCTATAGGCAAAAGCGGTAACAGAATATCTATGAACCTAGATAACGACAAACTGAGGTTCATGCAAGAAGGAATAGAAGTTGCGTATATGAGCGATAACAAGCTATATATACAAAATGCGGAGGTGCTCAGAAGTATAAAGCTTGGCAAATTTGCGTTCATGCCGGATACCGAAACAGGCAGTTTATCATTTGGAAAGGTAGAAGATTAATGGCAAATACATGCATATATGAATTCATCCCGGTAGATAAAAAATACAGCTCCCTTGAAGAGGGATACGGATGCATTATACCGGGATACTCAACGGTAACACCAGTGGTTCATGGCACGCTTACAGATAAAATGAAGCCTTACTATTTGTATGCATCGACCTACGATGAAGAGGTAAGGTTAAAAACAGTTACTATTTGTGAAAACCAAAAAGTAAACGTGAATGAATTAAAGAGTCCAAATTCATATTTTATAACTGAAAGCGGAGACGAATTAAATTATAGATTTGAACTCCCGGATGTGCTAGTGCCTACCCACTATTTTTCGCCAGCATATCATGAATACGAACCGCTAATAGCATACATCAGCGCTGCAAACGAAAAGAATGCATTAAATGAAAGTGGTAAATGCATTACAAAAGTGGCGCTTTATGGCGAACCGAGAATTACGGTAGTCAAAAATCCTTACGAGTCAAATGCAGATGGAACGGCGAAAAAAGGCGGAAGCTATCGAACTGCACAGGTTCAAGTTGGATGGTTCCCTATAAACGTGAGTGGTGCGGCAAAGAAAGTAGATAAAGTAACTTTAAGTGGAAAAATCAAAAGGTCGAATGAATCAGTTTACAAACCTATTAACATCATCACGAAACTAGTTAAAACAGATACTAATGCATCTGGGTGGGTTACATCAACATATGATGTAACTGTGGCAGTTAATAAATCGTATACACACAGTTTTGCACTGTATGCATCAGATGGATTAGGTGGTGACGGAGTGAGCCACATGTTTTTTCAATCTGCTTTCAAGTTATTTGACTTTAGAGCAACCGGAAGAGGGTTCGCACTCGGCAAACCATCCGAAAGAGATGCGTTTGAGTGCGATTTAGACCTGGTTGTTACAAAAGGTGCAGAATTTAAAAGAGAAACAGTATTCAGAGGACCTGTTAGGGGACATAGAAACGGAGTAGTGATTACCAATATAGAAATTGCAAAGAACTCCGTGCTAATGGATTCAACTAGATTTCCCGGTGCAAGATATATATTTGAATTAGCACTCCCTAGAGATATGGTAGGAGAACAAGTAGATGAGAAATGGCTACCAGAGCTATATCCTGAAAAGATTTGCTCGGAGTTATACCCTATATGTGCACTAGAAACGAATACAGAGTCGGGACTGTACGAGCAATCAGCTAATGATATCTACCTTAAGGTATACCTAACGAGCGAACCTAAAGAAGATATCAGGATTAATTGTAAGTTTACAAAATCTATGAGCCTGGAGGCTCAGAACGCTGCAGGAGGTAATTAATGAGCGTAGGTTCAGTACATGGAATAACAACAGAAGTAAAAACTGTAACGAAAGATGTAGTTGTGGCTACAAATGGCGGAGTAGCAATGAGGTCTGTATCAGAATCAGAATTAGGAATACCTTCGGGTAGCAAAGTGATACTTGCACAAGTTCATCCAAAACACAGAGCAGGAGTAGACGATGTATGGACTGCAGTATTTTACGGGTATTCTTGGGATGATAAAAAAAGAAGTGTTGAAATTGCGGTAAATGGAAGATTAACAGGTTTACAGAAACAAGAATTTGAAGTAAATGTTTTATATTACTAGGAGGAATTTATGATAGGTATAGTACATGGGGGGGGGTAGAACAAAAACCCAAGAACGCGTTACACTGGGCAGTGAGTGGACTGCGCCACATAATGGAACGCTTGTATGCGCTGGACGAGCACAAGCTGACTCGGCATATATTTTTATAAAAGACAAAAATATTAATGCATATATCGGAATGCACACTATAGAGCTCAACCAACACTATGGTACGATAACAGTACCTGTAGTAGCAGGGCATGTGTACGAAGTTAGACGAGGGTCCTGGCAAGTTCAAAGCGATTTATTCATATACGAATCGTAATTTTAATAATCGACTACCATGCTGTAGTAGGATGTACTGGAAACGTCATCAACTGTTAAGTTGGTGGCGTTTTCTGCATTATGAAGAGAGCGAAAACGCACAAGCAAAAGTGTAATATGTAATAAAAAAAGAAAACCAGGAGGAAGGCATGGCAAATAAAGACCCATTCAAAAGTGCGTATAGTGAACAGATTGCGGCACTCGTTCAAAAGGCGCAGGACAACACGGCTAATTTTAAATATGATCCTATGACAGATGTGTCATATCAGGCACTAGCTAAAGAATATGCAAGGCTTGGAGATAGAGCAAATGAAAACACTCTAGCCAATCAAGCAGCATTAACTGGTGGTAGGGCAAGCACTTATGCAGTAAGCGCAGCAGCACAGGCACAGAATCAGTACAATCAAGCCTTAACAGATAAGATACCAGAGCTTGAGCGCTTGGCATATGATAGATTTAACGCAGATAGAAACTACGGCTTAAATCTACTTGGAACTATGAAGTCACTAGATGACTCAGCATATAGTAGATTTACTGATCAGAGAAACTTTAATTATCAGCAGGGAAGAGACAATGTCGCTGATCAACACTGGGATAAAACATTTGATTACCAGAAGCTGCGAGACAGTGTTGCTGATTCACATTGGGATAAAAATTTTGATTACCAAAAACAAAGAGATAATGTATCAGACAGTCATTGGGAAAGAAATTTCAACTATCAGCAAGGAAGAGACAGCGTGAGCGACTCACACTGGGAAAGAGAGTATCAGTTAAAAAAAGACTCAGCCTCTAGAGCAGGTCGGCGCTCTGGGGGCAGTAGACGCGGCCGAAAAGGAAGAAAAGGAAGAGGTGGAAGTTATCAAGAGCAATCAACACAGGTTGTATCATATGTTCCTAGTGTTGCTGCTCAAATTGCACAGAATGCAGCGAAAGGGATTTTAACAGGTAAGGTTAAAAAAGGTAAGTCGGTTAAATCTCAAACGTATAAAAAGGCTGCCAGAATGGGATACGCTCCTATAGCGTTTAGAAGAAATACACCTGCAGAGGCAAGAGCAGCTGCAAGAAAAGCAGTAAAGAGAATCATCTACGGAGATAATAAGCATTATGTAAGCAAAGATCCTGTAAGGCGTGCGAACGATATATTCAACAATACACAGATGGCAGGTATAAATAATAATTCGGATAGACGCGCGCTGTATGCTCTTAAAGGTTTAGTTGAATCTAAAAAATCTGACCTGCTTAACGCAGCGTGGACTGTTACCTCAACACCTACACTCGATCCTAAGAGTATGCACCAGGATCTACAGAGATACAGCGAACTAGGATATATCAAGAATGGAATGCTAGACGCCGACAAACTGTCAAAAGATGCTAGAGATGCATTTAGTGGATTTTATAAATACGTTGAGAAAACAAGACAAAAAGCTGAAGCGCTTAACTATATGGCGAAAGAAGCAGGTATTTATAAAACAGAACTGCAGTATGATACTAAAGCCGGCAAGTTCAAGAGAAAGCTATATTTAAAAGATAAAAATGGTAATGAACCAAGAGAGGGCGTGATTGAAAAGCCTAGCGCTGGTCAGAAGTTTGCTATAGATATTGCGCAAGGAACGCTAGGCTTCCTTGCTGATTTAGCTGTAGGCAAATTTACAGGCGTAGGAATACTGCCTGTAATGGGTGTTAACGCATTCGGACAAGGGGCAGGAGACGCGAGAGCCGCAGGCGCAGGTATATATTCTCAGTGGGGCGCTGGATTAACAAACGCAGGAATCAATGTTGGAACTGAAAAAATGTGGAGTACATCAAATATCATGAGGAACTCTACAGGTAGAGGACTATTAGATAATGGTGCTGAAAAGTTTGCTAACAAAATGGCTGCTAGATTCGCAAAGGGAACTGCTGCTGACGAGATAAGATACAAAGCAATTAAGCTTGGTCTAGCTGCATCAACCGAAGGTGTAGAAGAATTTATGAATGCAATTCTACAGCCTATATCTGATAGATTCTACGACCCTGATGCTTTTAAGAAAATAGCAGAAAACCCTACAGGATACCTTGCGGACGCTGTTTATCAAGGAATAGTAGGAACGGCAATAGGTGGAATTGTTGGTGGTCCTAGTGGTGTAAATATGAATATTGAACTGTCTGCAGAAGACAAGGAAAAAATACTGCAGGCAGGTCTTGCTATGTCTGAAAAGTCCAGTGCAAACAATTTCGCTAGATCGATTGACAAGAACAGACTTAAGGGCGGTAAAGTTCTAAACAACGCTATTCTGGATTTAAAACATAAAATTGAATCCGGAAGAGAATTGACAGAGCATGACCAGGTGCTTTTAAGCGCAGCAAAGAAATCGCGCATAAGAGGCGCAGAGAATGTATCAGGTAGTTTTATTATCAGATCCGAAGAAGGACTAAACACTGAATATGATAGAGAGAAAGCGTCCGTGCTTTTAACTCAAAAAGTTGCGAACAGAGAAAAGGAAGTAAGGAAGTATCTATATGAAGCAGATACACCTAAAAAGACTGTGGACGAACTATCATTCCCAGTAGCCAGAATATTAGAGGGAACAGGAAGCAGCGCAGATGTAGAAAACGTACTATTCACAGTAGATAACAATCCAGCTCTTGAATTAATCCAGAACGAAACAACGCAGGATTTAAACGTAGGAATGCTACCTAGAATGAACAACGGAATGATAATGGGCGGTGCTAGAGAAACGCAGCACTTTAAGAAAGAATTAAACTCATTTATGGGAGCGAGATACGAGAGCAACGTTGAAGAAATATTGCCAAAAGCAAAGGATGCCGCAAAAAAAGAAATGCTAGCATCTATTGGCATGAAAACAAATCCAGAAATAGAAAAACTGTTCGACGAAGGCGCAAAGGATGTGAAGGAAGGCGAAGAGTTTATAAACTATGCACACGCATTTAATTATTTCTACGATTCTGGAAGAAGAGGATTAGACTACAAGAATCTTGACAAGGCTATATTCCAAAGTGAGCTAGTACCTGCAGATATCCGTAAAAAGATATACGAGATAGGAAAAGCCGAGAGAGAAGATAATAACATCATTACAAATAAGTCAAAGCTACCGATAGGATTTAAAGCCGGAAGAGTAACACTTGGTGAGAACGTGAGCATGAGTAGCTCAATGATTAACGCGTACAGAACACTCGCTAAGTCTTTTGGTGTTGAAATATCTCTTGAAGAGAATATCAAAGACTCCGAAGATAACGAAGTAAACGGCTATTACAAGAATGGAACTATCCATATCTCCATGAAATCAGATAGCCCTGTCGTTGATGTTCTAAAACATGAGGTAACACACCATATCCAAGTTAATTCACCTAGGCAGTATGCAGCATTTAAAAAGTACGTGCTTGATGAATTCTATAACTCAAATCTTGCTGAGTATGAAAATAAACTCAACAAGTATATGAATGACTACAAGGATATATCACGTGCCGAAGCAGAAGATGAATTGCTAGCGGACGCTACAGATGTATTTTGGAAGGGCGATGCTGATGCAGAAGCAGCAGTCAAAACACTTGTAGAAAAAAATAGAAGCCTTGGAGAAACAATCCTCAAGGCTATTAAGTCTACGGTAGATAAGCTAAACACATTAAGCAAAAACGTTATAAATACATTAAAAGGGGAATACCGCGGTAAGTGGCTTGAAGAACTAGGAATCCTTGAAAAAGCACAAGAGATGTGGACTAATGCTTTGATGAATCCTGAAATAGATAAATTTGAAGAGGCTGTTAATAATAATGATGAAATCAAATTCATGTATAAAGGTAAGGATTCAGAGGGTAGAGATGTTTTCTCAATTTCTAGCAAAACGAAAAAGCTCACAAAAAAAGAAAAGCGAACAGAATTAACGGAGAGATTTAAAAACGGAGAAGTATTAACTGTTGAATTCGATAACGGCAAAGGTAGAAAGTATACAGCTAAGCCACATGAGGATTTTGCAGGAAAGAATTTTTACGGTGACAAACAAACAAAATCGATTAATGCATTTAATAAAAAGGTGAATCTATTCTATGAAGGGGATTTATCGAAACTGTTACAGAATTCGGAATACATAAGACCTGGAGATGAAAAGAAGGAACATAAAAATGTAATCAAATGGGAGTACTACAAAAAAGAAATTGTAATAGGAGAAACGCCGTATAAATTATTGATTAATGTGCAAAACCGAACTGACGGGGATTTTATTTACAACATTAAATTCGAAAAAATAAAAAAAGACCAACATTGGCAAGCTATCAATGAAGATAGTAAAAATAACGCCCATGTTGGTATTGATAGTGTAAATCTATCACAAAACAACGAAGAGGTCAAGGAAAAATACCAGAGAAAAAATAGTATCTTCGATATCCCTAACAATCAGCAGGCTGATTCTAACACTATCAGGCAGCTTAACAAGAAAATCGATGCACTGATTCTAAATCAGACTAAAACAAAGGGAACCATACCTAAAAGGTCATCTGTTGTTAGTTACCTAAAAGAACTAATAACAGAGGTCGGTTCAGATGTAAAAGCAGAGGATTTACGTATCGACTATCACAATCTTTATAAAGCAGCTAAATCAGGTGATGATGCAACGAAAGAGAGGTTATTAAACGAAATAACAAGAGAGATTGTTAAGAATACCTATGAGACTAATCGCATATCTCCAGAAATAAGGGATGTACAGAGATACCTTAAAAATATGACTATCTCTATCGATGAAGATTTAGAAGCAGAAATCAAGAATAGATACGGTACATTTGGGAAGTTTAAAGATTATATCGATGGTGCTTTCAAAATAAAACTTAATAAGAATATCGATAGAATGGAATACGCTGTTCCAGTTGATGACATGCTATCTGAAATGAACGAGCTGTTCGGAGACACTATCAAGGTTGACGGAAGAAGTCTAGACGACGTTACAGATTTTGTTACAGCTCTAGCTACAATTGCTGAGTATGCATCGGTAAAAGATAATAAAGTCTATCTTTTTGATGGCGGTGCAAATCTAACTCAGTACACTGAAAAGGAAATTGCTGAATATGAAGATGAACTAATAAAGGATGTTAAAGCTAATCTAGAAGCCAGTCTTGGCGAGATTAAGCCTATTGTTACTTATGCAGATAAGCAAGAGGCAAAAATCAGCAAGCTAAAAGCTAGCATGAAAAGAAGTGCTATGGATAAGCCAGAGCAGGCAAAGTCAAAGAAGCTTATAAACAAGCTGATTAATGACACCGGTTCGAAAATGCCGGCAGAAGATGCTATGAGAATTTATGAAGAGGTTTGGTCTGCTGTACACCAGGCAACGCCAAACGCTAGTGAAGCATATTCTGCAGCTGCTAGGCTATCAAATGCACTCCTTAATTCGAATGAGAATAATATAAAGGAAAACCTACAAACAAAGAAGCAAGTAATAGATCTACTCAGCGTAGGCAAAATCTATATTTCTCCAGAATTAGCAAAGAAATTAAATTACCAGGAACTAAAGGCTAGATATGGTCACGCATTAAGATTTACAACAGATATCAATAGCGAGCATACAATGCCTGCTGAACTGGTATATGACTTCTTCCAAAATAAACTAGGTGAGAAATACCCTGAACTATTCGCATCAGATGCATCAGATGCAGAAGAGGCTGTAAAGAACCTGTGTAACGCTGTAGATATGGTTGAAACATCTGCAGAGGCAGACGGTCTGATTAACGGTGAATATAAAAACGTTGCTAGTGATATCACGGAATTAATACTAGATAGCGCAATTTCTATGAAACCAGAAATGACCTATGCAGATAAACAGCAAGAGAAGCTTAAAGCTGCTGTAAAGGATGCAAGAAACAAAATAAAAGAAAGGGAAACTATAAAGAGACAAAAAGCAGAAAAGAAACATGAAGAGGAAATAGCAGAAAAAGACAAGGCTATAGAAGAACTTGAAAACGCTATTAAAGAAGAAAGAGAGTCAGTAAACGAGCTAAAGCGAGATTTAAGAAAAGAACGTAGCGAATTAAACAGGAAGAGCAAGGCAATTAATAGCATTAAGTGGTACTCAAATAAGCTATCAAATAAGCTGTTAAAACCTACTAATACGCAGTTCATGCCGGAAGAGTTCAGAAAGTCTATCGCAAAGGTTCTATCTGAGATGGATTTTTCTACAGATCGTGGCGATGCATTTTATGAAACACACGGATATAACAAGACCTATGAAAACTTCATGGAACTAAAAAACGAATATCGCAAGGTGCTTGAAGAAAAGAACGACGGCGACAGTACGTTTAGTTTTGTTGAGGATGAAGACTTTATGAATCAAATCGATTCAGTTCTTGAGTCTTTAAAAGAATCAAGGCTTGTCGATATGGATGCAGACACAATCGAAAGCGTAAGAGATGTTATTAGAGGTTTAGATAGTATTATAAATAAGCATAACGATATGCTTAAGTATGACCAGTACAAAACAATCAGCGAAACAGGAAATGCAGTAATTAACGAGCTCAGCAAAAAAGCAGAAAAGAATCGCTATGCTGGCGGAGCTAATGCTGTATCTAAGTTTATATTCTCGAGAAATATTAATCCGGCAGATAGATTTGCTGTACTAGGTGGCACGCTCAATAAGCTGTTTAAAGAGATAACAATCGGATTTGATGATCACGCTATGAATGTTAAGAGCGCCCAAAATGAATTTCAGAGAATTCAAGAGGCTGTAGGAGAAGATGCATTTAATACTATCTGGGAAGATTCAAAAGTAGAATCCTTCAAGCTGGAATCAGGGAAAACCTTAAACCTAACTCATGGGCAGATGGTAACACTATTCCTTCTCAGCGAAAGAAAGCAGGCACTAGAACACATACTTACTGGCGGTATTCAGACTGCAGAAGTTAAACCGAAGAAACTCGGCAAAAACACTGTACTTAGAAAAAGCTCCATGCAGAGAGAAAAGATAACGCGTAGTGATATTATAAATATCGTTAAGAGCTTATCTCCGGAAGAAATAAAGTGTGCAAAGATGATTCAGCATTATCTAAATACAACAGTTTCTGACTGGGGAAATGAAGTATCTATGAAAGTATGGGGATATAACAAGTTTACAGAAGAAAACTATTTCCCTATCAAAATTGCAAGAGAAACTGTAGACGCTAATGTTGAAGAGGCAGCGGTAACTAAAATTATAAATCCAGGATTTGCAAAGAAGACAAAACCATCAGCAAAGAATGCGGTTGTGCTAGATAACGTGTTAAGTGTCGCATCGAATCATATAAGCGCAATGAGTGCCTATCAGGCGCTATCTATGCCATTGCAAGACCTAGAAAATGTATGGAACTATAGAGGATATGGAGAAGATGGCGTAATTAAAGGCTCTGTTAGAGAGGCAATCGAGCGTGCATATGGTAGAGAGGCTAACGAATACATAGAGAGATTCCTGAAGGATGTAAACGGCAATATAGCAAAAAGTGAGATGCCTATCACAACCAAGATTATAGGAACAGCAAAGCGTGCTGCAATTGCAGCCAACGGAAGAGTTGCTATGCAGCAGCCTATGTCAATCGTTAGAGCATCCGCTGTGATAAATCCAAAATATCTATTTAAGAGCAAATATTCACGTGATGCGGTAAAAGAAATGCAGCAGCACTCAGGTGTCGCTGTGTGGAAAGACTTAGGCTATTATTCAACAGATGTAGGACCAAGCCTTACTAACGCCATGATTAACAAGGAAAATAAACTAGAGAAAGTGACTCTTGATATGTACGGATTCCTTGATAATATGACATGGGGTAAAATCTGGGGTGCTTGTAAACTCAAAGTTGAAGAAACAATGAACATTCATGAAGGAGATGAAGGATACTGGCAAGCGGTAAACGAACAATTTAGAGAGGTTGTGTATAGAACTCAGGTATTTGACTCTGTACTATCAAGATCTGAACTAATGAGGCAAAAGGATGTAGGATCATCAGTGTTAACAGCATTCTTATCAGAGCCAACTAAAACGTTGTCACTGTTCATTACCAATACGCAAATTGCAAAGCAGATGTATGATGAGGGCAATGTATCAGAAGCTAGAAAGCTAGTCGCAAAACAGTTTGGTTGGTTTATATCGTCGGCGTCGGCAATGGCGGTTATGAAATCTGTTTATGACGCTATGATAAGACACATTGCAGACGATGATAAAAAGGACAAGAATTTTGTTGAACGATTCTTTGATGCGCTTCTAGGGGAAAACAAACTCCATACAGACGGAAATCTGTTTGGGGAACTAAATCCTATAGCTATGCTACCTGTAGGGAAAGATATCCAGTCGGCACTACAAGGATATACCCCATCAAGACTAGATATGTCCCTATTTGTAAAAATTAGTGACGCATACAAGGCGTGTATAGATCCTAAAAATAGTCTAGTTACAAAACTTGAAAAGATTGCTAATGCTGCAGGTGTGTTCTTTGGACTTCCTGTAGATGTAGTTTATAGGGATTTAAAGGGCTCATTTGCATATATAGCATCAATACACGACTATTTCACTGGTGCAAATACAAAGCAAGATTTACTAATGGACTTCTCAAAAATTGAGAAAACATATGAAGGAAACAAAAGTTCCTTCAAGAAAATTGCGACCGACTCCGAAAAGTATGATAGTGACACAAGAGAAAAGGCTACTAAGTACATCCTTGAAAACGATAAAGACTACACAAGAGAGAGAATCGATAAAGAAACGATTAATCGCATTAAGAGAAACCATAATGATGAAATGGATAACTTTATCAAGAAAGGAAAGAATGAAGAGGCTGAAAAGCTCGCAAAGAGTCTTGCAGCGAGAAATAGCATGTTGGATGCAGAGGAGTATTTGCAACAGCGTATTAATAAGGTGAAGACTGATCAATTGAAGAAGATTGAAAATGCCCTCATGAAAGGTAACGTTGAAGAGGCTGAAAAGTTTGCAAACAAATTTAACAAGATGAATATCAATGTTCAAGGCGAGCAGTACACCTCTGATGTGGCAATGGAAAAATCGAAAGAGTGGATAAGAAAGGAATATCTCAAAGAAGTTGTCAATGGCCTAAAAGCTCAGAACAACTTAAAAGTTGAAAAACAACTCGCGAAGATAGAACGTATCGATCCAACAAATACCGATTTTCAGCGTGAAGAGGTGCTGTATAGTGCAAAACAAAGCATAAGATATAGCTACTATCCATATATCAACAAGGCTCTTGCTCGTGGAGACATTGAAACGGCAAGAGTATATGCGCAGAAAATAGAAGCTCTCTATCCAGGAGACCGCAAGTATACCGCAGATGCTGTCATTAAAAGGAGCTATAAATACGCTACAAGGAATAAAAGGAAGAAGAAAAGAAGGTAGATTTTGAGGCTGTCGAAATGACAGCCTCATTTCTTTTAAAATTATTAAAGTAGAATTTATAGAAAGTGTAGGAGGCACATATGGATAAAAACAAAAGAGCAAAACTAAGAGATGGTATTGCAATGATCATCACAGGTGTAATCGCTGTACTAATGGTATTTGGGGTTAATGTCCCAGTAATTAGCGACACAGTGATAGGTAAGGTAGCATATGTAATTGCATTTGCGATATCGTATGCGGTGAATCATTACTTCAATCACAACTACAGTGAAGAGGCGAAGCAATCACAAGAGTTGCTGGATTACTTAAAGTTAAAGGAAGCTAAAAAAATAAACGAATACGTACAGCATGTTGATAACTATGTAAATAAACAGCCTGTCGAAGAGGCAAATACAAATGAAGAGGTTAGCAACGAGGAAAAGACAAGCGAAGATAACGAGGATGAAGAGGAAAGCGAGGCGAAAGGTTAATGGCAACAAGGCAGCAGTTCGTACAGACGGCAGTTAGTTACCTCGGAGCGGTTAGAGGTTCAGCTAAACACCGCCGCCTTATCGATATTTTTAACCAGCATAAACCAGATGGCTGGCCAATGAACTATGTTGCACCGTGGTGTGCTGCATCTGTATCCGCTTGGGCGTACGAGTTAGGAATTGGAAATCTAATCCCAGTCAGCGCAAACTGCGGAACAATGATTTCTAAAGCCAAACAGATGGGTATATGGATTGAAAGCGATTCATACACTCCGAGCCCTGGAGATTTAATCCTATATGATTGGCAGGATTCCGGATATGGTGATAATGTGGGTGGACCAGACCATGTAGGCGTGGTCGTATCTGTTGGTGGCGGAATGATTACCGTTATTGAAGGAAACAAGGGTGCATCGTCCGTTGTGGGATATAGAAGCGTACCTATCAACGGTAGATATATAAGAGGATTTGTGAGACCGAATTTTGATGGAGTAAGCACAGCACCGCCAAGCTCTAGCTCAGGGGATTACGGATTATACAAAGTCAATTCATCCACAGGCCTTAACGTTAGAAAAGGACCTGGAACAAACTATGCAAGGATAGCTACGCTATCGAATGGCACGCCGCTTCGAATTGTGGAAATGAGCGGTAACTGGGGTAGATCCGTAGGAGCTGGCGGCTGGGTTTGTATGGACTATCTCACGAAATCGGGAGCAACATCAGCGCCTACATACACACCTAGTAGCACAAGCGCATACGCTGCAGGTAGAACATACCAATTAATTTCTGATATGCGCGTAAGAACCGGTCCAGGAACAGGATATAGACAGCGTGCATATTCTGAGCTGACCGCAGACGGCAAGAGACACGCACTCGCTGGAAGCCTAGCTTGCTTGCGTGCAGGTACTCAGGTAACCTGTTTAGAAATGCGAGGAGATTGGATGCGCATTCCGTCCGGATGGATTTGCGCTCGCCAGGGAAGCAAGGTGTATATCAAATGATGATAACAGCATGTAACTCTGCAATGAGCACTATTATTAACTTGATTATCGGAGCTATTGTCGGTATGCTAGGAGGGTACATAAGGTACTTGATAAAAAAACAAAAAGAGGGAAATGTTACTAACGAGTGCCTTGTAAAAGGCGTGATGTGGCTTCTCCACGACATACTCGAACCTGCATTTGATGAAGTTATAAATCGTGGCTTTGCATATTTGGATGAATACGAGAATTTAAAATCGCAATTTGAAATATACGAAGGTTTAGGCGGAAAAAACGGAATCAAACAAAGAATGACAATCGTAGAAATGCTCCCAAAAAAAACAAGGGGATGTGAATTAGAACGTATTTGATAAAACGTGTTGCAAAAATCAACGCAAATATTGAAAAATGCACGATTCAGAATTAACTCGTAATGAAGTGGTTGCGAGTTCGATTCTCGCCAGCAGCTCCAAAAGTAAAAGCCTTGAAAACGCCTTTTGATCGGCGGATTCGAGGCTTTTTCATTTAAATAATTTTAGGGTTTTTAAATAAATTTTAGTTATAGGACAAAACGCGTTGTTAAAAATCACTATAGTTGTTGAAATTTCAACGACTACAGCGAATACATCTTTTCATCAAGCCCTCGCAGCATAGATATTAATTAAAATCGATCCAACAGGTAAGCTGGCTAGTCCAGCTACAGTCATGTAATACTGATAATCAAAACCTATATAATATCCTGCAATCCAAATAACCGCACATACAATCATTGGAATGAAAATTGCAAATACGCCTTTAGATGCTAAAAAACCTGCAGTTAAAAAAGTGAATGCAAGGTAATTAAATGAAACAAGATAATAGTCTCTGCAAAAGATAGCTAAAAACATAAACGCTATAGGCAATATGTAATCAAACAACGCGTATCTAATTTTTTCTGATGTACTACACATGTTAATACCACCTTTCTTGCAATCAGCCTAAGATGATTATATTCCGTAATAAAAAATGAATAGCCTAATTTAATTCGCAAAATGTGTATGCATAGTCTTCCACTGCCTAAGCTTGATGCTCACCCAGAACCCATAGATTCCAAAAGTTACAATTGTAAGCAGAAGCCACTTTATCCAGTTTCCAAATAGCTGTACAGCGGTACCATCAAATTCTAGGCGCTTACCCTCTATGACAGTGTGCTTAATCTCCCAGTTGTAAATCATGCAGTACGCCCAAGGGAGACAAATGCCGAGAGTTGCAGTTGTAATAAGGGTACCAAGGATGCTGTAGCCAATAAGCTGAAATAGTCCGCCATCAAAATAAGATTCTTCGTGATTCATAGTTCAGTTCCTCATTTAATTTTAATAGTAATTTTGCATGAGTTGTAGATTATCACTTATGAGGGTCTGTGTAAATAGGGCAGATAACATTTTTTTATTCCTGTTAATCAATAGAAAATGATGAAAATATATAACAACTAAACTGTAAACTGGTCACCCATTATTAACCGATAAAATACTTGAAAATACAACATCCGTAATATAAAATTATTCTATTACATGATGCATATTTTTTTAGTGAGAGGTTGAAATGGAAAGAAGGAACTATAACTCTATACTGGCGTTTATATGTAGCAGTCTCGTGTTGCTATTTTTTTTGGTCGTATTTTGCCCAATTAATGTAAACGCAGACGATGAAAATCCAACATGGGATGCTGAGAGCGATAAGGTATATTATCTATCACTTCCGTCAACAGATGGTTCACATAGTGACTGCACTCTCGTTCAAAGCAACGGCAAGTTCGGTATGATCGATGCGTCAAACCCTAGCGAATATGGACCATATGCTGTTCAGGGCGGCAATGGAAAGACCGTAGCGGAATTTATGAGGAAGTTAGGCGTTAAGCATATTGATTTCGCAGTTGCTACGCATGCGCATTCAGACCACATAGGTGGATTTATAGATTTGGTTGACGAGAAGAATTCCGATGGAAATCCATTCTTTGACTCAGATACCGTTTATATTCACAAGAAATATCTAAATTGGGATCCTAAGTACGAAGATCCGACATGGCAGACGGCTGAATACTTTAAGGAAGTTACACGAAAGCTAACCGAGGCAAAGGTTACAATGGTCGATATCACCTCCGATGATACGAGTGGACTTTCTAAGCTAGATGCAACGATGACGAAGAAGGGTGACCATAGCGACAATATTAGCTTTAAGTTTGGCAACCTAGATATTGCGCTGTATAACCTAGATAGCATTGTCAACAAAGAGGGATATACGGAGAACGACAACTCCATAATCACGCAGATTACCAAGGGGCTACACAATGCGGTAATACTCGGAGATGCATCTGCGATGATCGATTATAAATATGGAGAGGTTATTTATAAGAAGTCTGGCACTATAGACACTCTAAGAACTGGTCATCACGGCATCTCAAGTGCAAATGGTAAGCAGTTACTTGAATTCCTCGAGCCTAAGAACTTTGTGCTCTCGTCAAATGGACCGCTTCGTCAGCTGTCATACAAGCTATATGCAGACAAGCACAATACACCAGCATACAAAGCGATTGAAAATGTTGGGGCTATCGTAGAGGACTTTGATAAGTCATCCGCAGATCTGCAGACTTTTGCCGATGAATCTTGCAGAGCTTTAGTAAAGGCAAAGACTTACCACCCTGTTATCAGGGGATGGCAGATCTGGGGAGATGCTACCGCGCCAGATGGATGGACTTACGCTTATATTAAGGATGACGGCAAGTACGCTACAGGATGGCAGTATATCGAAGGAGCTTGGTATTGCTTCGATTCAGAAGGCTATAACTTAATGCTGCAGGACACTGTGTATTATGACAAAGCAGCAAAAAAGAAATATGTATTAACGAGATCTGGAATCATGGGTACTGGCTGGGTGAAAGCCAAGGATAAGTGGTATTTCGCAGATTCGTCGGGTGCACTCAAGAAAGGCTGGATAACGTACGGAAAAGACTGGTGCTTCATGGATAATGATGGTGCTATGCAGACAGGCTGGGTAGAAGATGGTGGTCACAGATATTTCCTTGATGCGAGTGGATTGATGAAAACTGGCTGGGTACAGGATAATGGCAAGTGGTATCTCCTAAATTCCAGCGGTGCAATGCAGAAGGGATGGCAGTACACTGGCGGTGCTTGGTACTACCTAGGTAGCGACGGAGTTATGCAGACTAGCTGGGTTCAGGAAGGTGGCAATAGCTATTA